ATTTTATTACTTAGGTGGGTTTCCGCTTTCCACCTCTCTTCTGCACTTCAGCGTGGCTGAACTTGCACTCATCTCCATAAGTGCATCGCCCGGCCTGAAAAGCACGACAAACGAACTGCTTAGGCTGCTCCGTGGCAGTTGTGTTCGCTGGCGTGGAATGAACAAAACGACAATTTGCACCGTATTTACATTCTCCCTTAGTGGCCAAATAGCATATAGCTGTGTGGTCAAACGGGCAATCCGCTATAGTGCATTTTACACCAAACGGAGATTGGCATTTCCGCTCTTTCGGGCCGGTACGCTTCTCATCTCCTGGAACTATTGGTGTTTTAGCCTTCACTGTAGGCTTGCGCTCCGGTTTCTTCTTCTCCAACGGAATCCGGGCGTAGGTGCGAATGGAATAGCCATCTTCAAGGCACTTCACATGTTCGCACAATTTCGCGATACAAGCTGGAGGACGGGGGCGAATAATCAGTTCGCCACCAAGCACAACCCCAGTTGGGGGCAACGGCACTACATAAGAACGCAGCGGTTGCATCATACTGATGTCCGTCAACGATTCCAAATGCACTTCGTAAGCTTTTAACTCCTGCTCTGTCATACCCAACGCTTCTACTGCTGTTTCATACAACATTTCTTCAGTGGGCACCAGTGCCAAATCGATTCCCGCGAGGTTCTCTCGAGCGGTATACGATAAATAATGCGCTGGTACTGATCGCGAACCTGCGTGCTGCGGATACAACCTCATCACCATACGGCACCACGCAGACAAAACTGGGGTGGCTGGGTCGAACAACATATGTCCGACAGCTTTGCCGTATAAGGCGAGCGAGGGGTCCGCGACGCGCGGTGCTGGGTGCAGGTGCAACTTGCCCAATTGTCGGGGCAAATCGGCCATGTTGGCCGGAGTTGCAGCTGGCCGTGGGAACACACGGCCAAGGAAGGAGCAACTAAGGTTTGGGTCACGACGTTTGGCTTTTAACGTGAGTCCCAAATCCTTGGCTACTTTCTCATACACTACTGGGTCGGCATTAGGAGTGATACCATCATCACCACCATACAAACCAAGTGCAGCCCAGGCATCCTCCGGAGAAAGACCCATCTTCCGGAAAACACAATAGGCCACATACGCATTATCCACGGTGTTCATCACAGAAGTATCTGCAGCACCGGATGCGCGGCTGCCATCAGGGTCATATCGAACACCCCAGGAAGTACGCGCTTGAGCCTCCGTCATCATATTATGCACTTGGATGAGCATAGAGTGATGAACCGGATGGAACATGCGTTTGAGCAATGCCAACTCCAAATGTTTGTAGAAGGCATGCGAATGAGTACCATCAAACCGAGAAAAATCTGTTTCAATTAACCACTTTGCTTTAGCGGCCAGGTGGTGCACTTTAGCAGCAACCTGGTCGGGGGTGTGCCCAAAACCATACCAGCTAGTGGTAGATTTGAGAACATTTGAAACAACTCGAGTGTAAGTACTGTACACCAAACAATGGGCCGTAGGCAACGTCGAAATGTTGCGAGGGTCCTTAGGACTGGGATAAATTTCATTCTTTTGGAAAGATTTAATCTCAGTTTTGCCATTCGCCAGATACTCCGCTAAGTAAGGGGCTGCTTTGGCATTGTTGGCGCGTTGAGTTGGGCGTGTTTGCGCATCGATTACCTCCTGTGGTTCAATGGGCGTATACAAATGCGGTACTGGTGCGACAAACTGTATAAATTCATTCGAATACTCGTCATATCGTTCTTTCCTGTCCGCACCCAACTCTGTCTGCTTATTGTGCACATCAACGATACGTGCTTGTACGCACCATTCGTCATTAGCCTTACCCCTCATCGGGGAAAAGCCGACACCCTCCAGAATCGCTGGGGAGAGCACAGTAGCAGATAATTTCTGTTGGACCTCCAACGTTGGCTTTGCCAAACGCGAGTAAGCAATCTGTAGATTGCGAGTTTCCAACAAGGACACAACGGCCGGCATTTGCAAGCCAACCGGATAACAAGACCAGATGAGAGCCTGCGCATAACGCGAGTCTTCACCATAGTCCTGCCCCAACAGCACTAAGAGGTCCACCATCTCAATGCCTTTCCCTGCGACACGGGCGTCAATCATGGCACACAGTTCTTTACGAATTGTGAGCGACGTCAACTTCCCGACCTCACCAATCGCCACATCACCATCACGGTGCATTATGACGGCCACCTGTTTAGGCGACACTTCGGCATTGGATTTTCGCTGGGAGTTAGTGGACAAAGTATGCACCGTGTGCACTAACTGCATGCGCTTAAGTCCACATCCAGTAGAAAGACTAAACGTGGGCATACGAGCGCGCGGAGCCATGAGAACAATCGACCAATGGTCGTTAATTGCGATTGTTTCCACGGCGTAAATGATCTCAACGCCAGGATACCAGACACTGAATTCAGTTACATTGTAGTCCCACAACGGATGAACATATGTGGAACCACCGTCGACTGTCATTTTGACCATGCCATTGGACAACGTAGTCCAACTCGTTTCCTGAAATACACCAGTTGGGGTTTTCGGGGTGAAAGTGTACATAATGACAGGGTTGGCTGTCCACAAAAGAGTGGTCCAGTCAACATAATAGTCGACATTTATCATTTTCAACACATGACTATCTTTTAAAGGGTCAGAAAATGGTTGAGTATGTGAATCGATGCTGGGCATATGCCACTTATGGCTGCCCTGCATCCGACCCACCCGGCGTGCTTCAACATCACGCTTGGATGGTTGCAGCGAATACACTTCAAAGCCCTCCGATACTATGAAGCGATTAATGGAAAAATCAGCAAGATTCCGATCAGCAGCTGCCAACGGATGAGAGTGATTATTCAACAAAGGTTTCGCCACTGCCAACGTCATATCGCGCAACCTTGTTGCAAGGTGTGCTAAGTTTGTGACGTGGTAATCGCGTTTGTGTGGGACAAAGAAAGGTATCTGAGTCATCATTAACCATACGACAAAGGTCAAAACCGCGGCCAAAACGTGAGTAAGGACATTATAGTCCTGCTCACATTCTAACAACGAACACACATCCGCGCCTTTCTGCATAAGCAAGCGATGGTTGTTGCAAACTAACAAACCTTCACGAGCGCGCTCATAAAGCCCCCAGCACACAACCGTAGCGTGATAGGAGGGGTGATCCAACGCAAGGACACCTTCTTTGTACAAAACGAGCGTTTGCAGGCTTCCACACGCATACGTACCAGTCTGGTTCGTGTAGAAGGCTTTCTCCGGCCCTGCGTAAGCACGGAGGCATAAATCCCGGGGACTGGTCCGGGTTATCGTTGACGGGAGCATGACAGTGGCAGCTCTCTCGTGGCGTTCCCTCAATGCAGGGGGGAACAGATCCATTCGCACATCATAATAAACCGGTGCGGCCGGTGTCCAAGTTATCGGGGCGTAAGTCATAGGGATCAACAAGATCGCAACGACGAACAGTGCGCCACCCATTCGCCAACAGGAGAAATGCGACGGAGCCCACCACCAATACTTGGGGTGGGACCGCGCAGCTTCAATCTCTGTCGGGGGGGTATACGGCAATCCAAACGCTGAACGCGGAGGACTAAACACTTTAGTGGATGGTAAAGGTAACAAGGTAATCAGATGGGCGAGGAAACGATGCGGGGCGAGAGGAGAGGTGTGATGAGCCACCTGAAACTCTTTTAACAGCTTATACTTGACGGCGTACGTCATCTTGTACATGGTGTATAATTCCCACAGCCTGAATTGTTTGAAATTCCAACACAACAACACAAACAGGGGGATCGGCAGCGTCTTAAGAAGGGTTTGCAAAAGCAAAACCCATTCAACCTCAAACATGGCACCTAACAGAACACTCAACGAGTGGACCAAAGCGGTGACAAGGAAGTGACCTACCGAAGATAACACAGAAAGCAACATGGCAAAGAAAGCTGGGGTGAGTAGAGGTCGTGGAGGTTCGACGTGCTCTTGCGGTGAGAAGGCTACGACTCTGGGGTCTCAATCCAGAAAAGGGC